TGACGCTGCTTGATGACTACCGTCGTTGGCGCGATCGCGTCTTCGCTAATGAACTCCTCAAGGCTGAAGCCTGTGGTCAATCATCTAGCGAGCAAGGCGGCTACTACCTGCCCGGTGGTCAGGCAAAAGATTCCGACACTACTGACGGCGGCACCTTGGGTGTTACCTATGCAGCTGGCGAATCTGCCAAGTTCGATGTCAAGACTGATTTGCTTGAACTTGTTAAGGACATGCGTAAGCGCAACGTCCCAACATTTGCTGACGGTTACTACCGTTGCATCTGCGACCCCACTGCCATGATGCACTTGCGTCAGAACAGTGACTTCCGCGAAATCGCTCGCTATCCCGGACAGGGAATGGCCGATCCAATGAACCCATTGGCTGGTCCTTCTGCGAACTTCTTCCAAGGAATGGGTCCTGCATACGGCCAAGCTGGCTTTGTCGCTGGTCAACCCGTAATGCCTACTGGCTTCCTCTTCGAGGGTGTCCGTTGGTTTGAGTCCACCAACCTTCCCGAGACTCAGTACAACCTCAAGATTGCTGACGCATCTGCTGTCGCTGCTGACTATGACGCAGCCCAGTTGATCTTCTTCGGTCCTCAGGCTGTCGGTGTCGGCATCGGTGGAAACAACGCACAGATTCTTCTAAATAACAATGATGACTTCTCACGTTTCATCATTATGATTTGGAGTCTGTTCGCCGGATTTGAAACCCTGAATAAGGATTTCATCTCGGTTGGTTACTCTTTCGTATATTGATAGGAGAAACTAATCATGGCAACTTTTTCTTTTGATTCAGAAGCACGTACACCTTGGAATAATGTAATTTTCCCTGGTAACTATGTTGCTGAACTGAACGCATACCGCGACCAAGGTGTGGTCGCACTTCCCGGCGCAGTTTTCTTCAAAGGTGTAGGCGCACTTGTGCTTAACCCTGATAACGACGCCAAGCTCGACACTGACGGTGTGCTTAAGGCTGGAACGCTTGATCTTCAAGTGTTGTCTCCTGACCTTCGTCAAGATGACAAGCCCCGTAAGGACCGTCCTTTCGTGATTCCTGCAGGTGCTGTTGTATATCGCACGGCTGTGAACGCTCCTGGCGTTCGTGAAGCAACCGTTGCTGGTAGCACCACTTTGACCGTTTCCGGTATCACCACCCCTACAGCTGTGGCTAACACTGCTGGCGCTGATGGTTACTTCAGTGCAGTTGGTGAGTTCAGCTTGTTCGAGGCCATCCTTGATGGAACTCCACTTGCTACCGAGACCGCTGTTCAAATTGGCGTAAGCGCTGACCTGATTGCTTCAGTCAAGCCTTCTGCTGGTGCTTGTCGTAAATCACCTTCTGCGATTATCGTTGAAGTGTGCTACTACATGCCAGACGCAGTAGCTGATACTGACGACCTCCACATCCCTTATGCTGTGGAAGCTGGTCAAGGCTATTGATTATATAGTCAACAATAATACGAGGGTCTCACTGAGGCCCTTTTTTTATGGCTATACTCAAAAAGTGTAGAATAACCGTAGACATAGGATTAATATGAGTCAACTATTTCAAGACACTAAAACAGGTAAGCTTGTTGAGTTTATTAGTAAGCACGATAAGGAATATGCGATGGTGCGTGATTCAGGTGGAGCCATTGCTTACTTGACTCTTGAGCAGCTTGTGCCTTACGAGCAAGGCAAAGGTCGTCTAGCAAAAGTGACATCACCCATCCTTGAAGTCAAGGAAGAAGAGGCACCCAAGACTGTTGTGCCACTTGAAGAGTATCGGTTGAATTTGAACACTGCTACAGCAGAAGTTATCCAGAAGCGCCTGCCTGGTGTTGGCTATGCGACAGCAAAGAAGATTGTTGAGATGCGTATGTCTCTCAGTGGTGAGCGTTTTGCAAACCTTAAGCAACTAGAGAATATCCCTAGAGTTAATTGGGAACAGCTGATTGAAGAGGACTTAATCTTTATTAGTTAAACTATTAATAGTATTAGTGGCACAGTAATGGCTAGTAGCATCGAAGATATTCTTATGGCGAAGGCGATGGCTGACGCAGAGAAACGACCTGACCCAGCCGTTGCTATGGGCGGTGGTGCTGCTGCAGGAGCTGTCCTTGGTGCATTGCCTGGTATCGGTGGTGTACGTGGACGGATGGCAGGTGGACTTGTCGGTGCAATCCTCGGTGGTGGCCTTGGTATGGGCGTTCGTCAAATGATGGTTAATGAATCACCTGCTGCCAATATGCTCGCCAAGATGCAAGCACAGGGCACACTAAATCCAATGGACCGCAATCAACTGCAGTCTGTCCTCAAAGATATCTATAACAACCCAGGTATGTGATATGCAGTTAGACGAGTATCTCAAGTCTAAAGTTCGCTATCACCTAGGGTTCAATGCTGGTGCACAAATCCCTGCTGGTGACCGTGCACGCTTAGAAGAAGCAATGGCTTTAGTACCAGATGAACTCTGGTATAACGAAATCGTTTATCACGTCAAACGTTGTGACATTGCCTGGAAAGCAAGTGCTGCAATTCCAGACGATTACTTTGATGCAGAAGGTAGCCGTATCCTGAACCCTTCACGTCAGGAAGTCATCAGTGGAGACGTGCAACGGACAATCAGTACCTCCGACCCATTGAAAGGTGACGAGTACTTCCGTGAAATCTACTTGCGTGAAGTTGACCGATTAGCAGAGACTTTGTATGTTCCTAACTATAGACGCCCTGAAGTGCGTCGCTACGGGTTCGAACGAGCTGGTAGTGAATTCATTATGGCCGTACCTGGCCCAGCTGATACTGCAGTAGGCAGTCGTATTGCCCTCAGCACTATGTGGCGGTAAGTGTAGAATAGGCATAGGAATAGCACTGTTAAATTATGAATCCAGTAGCAGGAGGATGGACCTCCCATAAAATGCGTAGTGATGATTACGAAGGCAAGAAGCGTGCTGCTGTTGCTCAGTCTGGTCAGAACTCTTATATCCAAGGCGTCCAATCCGTAATGGACGATGGTGCTGGAGCTGCAGTTGCTAACACTCGCACAAAGTATGGCAACGTGAACTTGATGCCACAGCAAGTGCTTCAGGGGCAAGCAAGTAATTTTGCACAGGAAGATAGCCCAGGTAACCAGTCAATGGAAGACCTGCCTAATCAGACTGGCAGCACTGTGACCCAAGCTTCAAGCACAAACGTGCCACAGCAGGATCCAGAAACAATGGAGACAGATGCACTTGAGCGTCGTCTTTCAATGATGGCTAAGGGCGGTCAAGGCTTCCCTGGCTTAAACGACCGTGGACGTGAGGTTTGAAATGAGTAAAGAAAGTAACGCAAGAATGCTTGACCCCAATCGGTTCAAGATTGCACAACAGAATGCTGTCATCCCTGGTGGGCCACAGAATAACAATCCGATGAATGTGACGGATATTGATAGCACTGCAATTCAGTCAGCCAGTATCTACGGCGACTACAGCCAGAACTATCCACAGATGGGAACCGGAATGGTCAACCCAATGTTCACGCAGAACTCTGGTTTGCAACAGAACTTTCCACTAGGACGTGGTGCTAACCAGTCTGCTCCTTATGGAATGCAACAGCAGCCTGATACCTCTGGTGTCTCAATGGCTCCTGATGGTATGGAAAGTGGACGTCTTGCTGGTGAAGCACAGAAGCGTGGACTACCTGGCATTGGCCCACTTGGTATGCAAGGACTACCTGCACAGCCAGCACCCGGTGCTTTCCCTGGTGCATTTCCAGGTTCTAGCGGACCACCAATGATGCAAGGAATGCAAAGCGCTGAACAAGCTGCTGGTGGTATGAGTCCACAGAACTCAATGAACCCTATGACTCCAGGTTCAACTAAGACTACAATCAAGAAAAAAGGTAAATAATCATGGCCGCTACTTCTACTAATAAGCAACCACTTCTGGTTGATAGAGTTCTACATTACGTTGTCAACCTTGATACCGCAGCTGTAGGAGCAATCGACGTTGCTGGAACAAACACAGCACTCTTGATTGTTGATGCTACAACCTCTGATGGTTGCATCATTGAAGATATCTATAGCATTGCCCGTGGCACATCGGAGTCTACGATTAACCTCTATATGAGCACATCTGCAGACTACCTGCGTCCAAACGAGGGAGTCCTGATTGGAACGTTTAAATCTGCAACGACAATCGGTGATGTAACAAGTTGGTCAAATATGCCAAAAGTACTTGCACCAATGCCACACACAGGGACTGAATCACAGTTCAGAGCACTGTATATTCCAAAAGGCAGAACACTTTGGGCAGCACGTCAAGCAACGACTATTTCAACTGACGGACCATTGCTTGGTTGCCAAGGCGGCTGGTACTGATGCCAAGAAAGCAAAACGGTTTTGGCAATGCCAAGTCGCTAGCTTTTAAACCGTCAAAGAATGTCAATAGAGGTAAGGGTATAGGAGCTGCTGGTTCCTATCCCAGCAACCGTCGGTATGGCTCGTCTGTAAACCGCACAGTGATTGAGCAGTATGACCTTGCGAGTGACTGGGTCAAATGGCGTCGTGGCTTCGAGTATTACAACAAGGGTGCTTGGTATCGTTTGAAAACGTATGACCCAATCACGCAGACCTATGAAGACAGTCAGATTAAATCAAAGCTTTATCAAGGAACTGAGTATGAAGTTGATGTAGTCTTTGATGGCTACAAGTTTGCAACAAAGAATGCTGATAGTAATAATCACTATGTAATGAAGCGCACGACTGTCTCCAGTCCAGACATTGGTTCTATTAACCAAGTCCTTAATGACCCAATCAAATATCCGAAGCAGAAAGCCAATCGTGAGATATGGGCAAGAGGGACAGCAGGTGCTGATTCACGTCTGTTATTTCAAATGATTGGCGAACGTCTAACCGATGGTGAGACAGAAGCTAATCTAGATTTCATTCTGAATGCAGATGAAAAGCCTGCTCTATTCATTGGCAAGAGTTGGCCAGATGCATTGACTGAAGTTGTAGCGGAAGTGAACGAGGCCGTATTTGATACCACGGCGTGGTCACAGGACCGTTACGGAAACGAGCAAGAGTTAGTTGGCAAGGTTGTTTATATCCCTCAGTTCTTTGTAGAACGACCAGTCACTAGTCCATCTACATTTAATATTGCTGATACTAGTGAATACTGGGGTGTTGAGCTGGTTGATAAAGGCGTAGGTGAAATACAAATCCTAGATAACGATACAGAACTACCTCCTTCTATCTATGACATCTCAACGCTGACACCCATCCTTAGCGATAGCAACGGTGGCTACACAATTGAAGGAACATACATCTACAAGAAAGACATATACCAAAGGTTCTATGGGCAGCAGTATTTAACAGGTGAACTTGCTACAGAGAACATTGATATTATTTCGTATACAGTGATGCCATTCATCATTCAAGGCGTGGAGAGACGCAATGGCAAACTGTTATTGAAGTCACTGCCATTCGTTAGTGAGCTGAAACTATATCAACCAATCGGCAATAATACATTAATCTTTACAGACTATAGCTTTACTAAGTACGAGATTGATGAGTACGACGGTGCTTACTACCATAAGTCTGGTCACATTAAAGATAAGCTTTGGATGCGCTTAGATACAGATGTAGACCCTTGGATGGATGAGATCTTTAGTAGCGGCAATCCCCTAAGTCCAGCAACAATATATACGTGTAGCTGCCCGAACCACTCGCACTCAATGCTCAGGGCACCACAGGACTTACAGGATGAAGACACAAGGAAGGTCAACAGACAGCGCAAGTATCCACTTCCGACAGCCAAAGGTCGCAGTGATTTTGACCAGATAGGACTATCAACAGCTGCTGGTCGTATTGAAAGCTGGGAATCTAGAGAGCATCGCATGTCATTCAAGATGTGTAAGCACACGATTGCTGCAATGTTTATCGAGAACTTAAAAGTAAAGGAGCCTAACAGTTATCCATCACTAGAGGCACGAGAAGCATTTGAAGCCAAGCTAGAGAAAGATATAGCGGAAGTAGGCGACGAATTCATTGCGTCATATAAACGTGGTGGCATTACAACATTAGAGATTGTATTTGCATTAGCACAGGGTCTTAACCTAGATGAGGTAGAGACAGCTTACGTCGTGTTAAATAGTAACTTCTAGTCGATACAATAGTAGAAAGTAGACAGCGGCGGCGGATGGACACTCCTACATATAATTCAGAAGGTCTACAGGTCTATAAGCCTCAACCTGGAGAATATTGGAAAGGCGGATTGCGGTTCCGTGAAAGTTATGGTGGCATCATTGCAGAAATCAATGACATCATTGTTAAATCTGGTGGACCAGCAGGTGCTTATCCACAGAACTTTGCAGGAATCATTGCAGCACTGAATGACCTTGGTAAATATATTACAGAAGGAGATCGTCCAGTAGTTGGACCAGTACCTCCTGACTGGGAAGTAATTATTAATCCCAATACGGGAGAGATTGGTGGAGATTGGGTTGAAGAGCCACCCGATGGTGCACTCTGGTTTGACACACGACAAGGTCGTTTATTTGTCGCAGCTGGTGGAGAGTATTGGCAGACAAACGGTGGTGACGGTCTAGCTCACGTTGGAGAGCAAGCGCCTACAAATCCTCCTGTTATTGGTAGCACCTGGTTCGACACACTTAATGAAGTCCTGTATGTCTTCGTAGGTAAAGACGATGAAGGGATTGGACTATGGCAAATTGTCAAAGGTGCTGGTGATTTAGCACTGACGACTGCAACACTACCACTTTCAATTGCTAAGTCTAGATTTTCACTCTATACACCAACGGTTATACCTGAGGTTCCTATCGA